TGAACAAAACATTCTTAAGTAATTACATCAACAAAAATGATAAGATTGCTTATAAACAAATTAGAGATAATTATAAAATGTATGTAGGGATAGATAAATGGACTGAAAGAAAATTCGCTGACATAACATACTTATTAGCTAGAGACAATAAGCTATTCAGTCAAAAGAATTACAGTGCATATGGAATAACATATAATGAGATAAATGAAATTGAAATTTTAACCGAGCGTGCTAAGTATGAAGAGGCAGCCAAAGGTAAACTTGAGCAAGCTCAGGAAGCAAGAGATAGAGAGTTATTAAATTACATCGCACAAAATGGTGGAAAGTAGAAAACCGAGCGATTATGATATTAGTTTATAGATAATTCAACTCCTGAATTATTAAATAATATGCCACAGTTAAGGGGTTCACCGAGCAAACTCAGTGGACCCTAAAACTAAAAAAGTTAATAAAGCAATAACATATAGATTAAGAGACTAAAGGTGGAAAGTGATGGTAGACTAGTTAGCGTTGGTGCAGCTGGTTTACTAAGACACTATTCATCTTAGTCTTTTATTTTTGTAACTATGGGTAACCGGCGTCATTTATTTTTAGAAGTTATTAGATTTGAAGGGGTTACTCGATTATACAGGGGGTGAGAATATGGAAATAAATAAAAATGATCTTCCAGAGATAAAACATCATAAACATAGGGCGTTCATTATAGACTATCTAAAGACCTATAATCAAGTAGAAAGCTACATGAAGATTTATCCCGATTCTAGTAGGAAGTCAGCTAAGACATCTTCGTCAACTTTGCTTAAAAGATATAAGGACTATATAGATACTTATCATTTCTTGAAGGTTAAGAGCCAATTTGAGAAAGACAAAGAGGAAGCTAAAAATTATCTTAATCCTTATAAAGCTATCATAGAGAAAGGAAAGATGGCTTTCAGTCCTGACTTCAAGTATCCAAGTATTAAAAATGAAGCTATAAATGACATATTGGAGATGAGTGGAGGAGACGTCCTAGCAAGGTATATAGCACAAGAGATGATTAAGGAGTATGGATTAATGCCTTTAGATGACGAAGATAGCGAAGATGACAAAGATAGCAAGAAAGGTAAAGATAATAAATAAAGGTGGTGACAATAATGTAGAGGTGAGCATATGTTAAATGAAGAGCAGAAGAAAATAGTAGAGAGAGAGTATGTAGAAAATGATTTAGTAGGGACCTTTATAAGAAAGTATGGATTAAACTATGATGACTATCATGGATTAGTGTGTGAGTCTTTAATAAAGGCTGTCTTAGCTTACGATGAGAGCCGTGGTAATCTTTCAAGTTTATTTTATTCTATAGCTCGTAATGATGTATATAATGAGAGAACGAGGAACAAGGTCGACTTAGTTGGCATATCTGACACCATAGAGATACAGAATGAGGAAGGTGCAGAAGACTTTTACATAGAGTCATTTATGGATGGATTAAGTGAGTCAGAAAAAGAGATAGTTAGGTACTTAAATGATGGTTACAATTACAGTGAGATAGCAAAGCTCACCGGTGTAAGCAATTCAACCATCACGAGAAGGATGGAAGTTATAAGAGAGAAGATTAGAGATTAGGATTACATTATTTGGAGGTGTAATTTATGGATATAGTTAAAAAGCTCAAGGAAGACATAGATAGAGTTGAGAAGACTATAGCTGACCTAGCCAACGAGTTATCTTTAGTTCACCCAGAGGACTTACGTACCAAGAAGGATTTCTACGCTGAGTTAGCAAAGTTTGAGTCTGAGTTAACTAGAAAGCGGGGTTTACTTCATAATGTGAAGCAAGATTACGAATTAAAGAATGATGAGATTAGGGCTCGTATAGACAAGTTAACTGGAGAGGGCAGAGAGGTTGAAGATTTATCTGATGTTTATAAAGATATTTATGAGTGAGGTGATTTAGCAGATGTCTAAGGTTAAACTCAGGAAAACCAAGAAAATAAATTGGAAATTTAATGATAAGCACAAGGCTTATATAAGAAAAGCTAAGTATAGTCGAGTTAACGTAGCTGAGGGGGCAGTGCGAGCTGGGAAAACTATAGATAACGTCTTAGCTTTTGCTATGGAACTAGAAAGACATCCGGATAAGATTCACCTTGCAACAGGATCAAAAGTTGGTAACGCTAAGCTGAATATAGGTGAGGCTAATGAGTTTGGACTCGAGTATATATTCAGAGGTAGAAGTCGGTGGGGGAAGTTCAAAGGAAACGAGTGTCTATATGTAAGCACAATGGTTGGTGAAAAGATAGTTATATTTGCAGGAGGAATGAAGGCAGACAGCTTCAAAAGCATTCGTGGTAACTCTTATGGAATGTGGATAGCGACAGAAATTAACCTTCACCATGACAGTATGATTAAAGAGTGTTTTGATAGATTAAGAATGTCAAGTAAGGAGAAGGTTTTTTGGGACTTAAACCCCAGTGACCCTAAGCACTCTATATATGTAGATTATATTGACAAGTACGCAGAGATGGAAAGTAAAGGTGAGTTTAGTGGGGGGTATAACTATGAACATTTTACAATATTTGATAATGCTAGCTTAACTGAGGAGCAGATAGCAAACACTCTGAGCACATATAATCCTGAAACTGTTCATTACAGAAGAAATATATTAGGTGAGAGAGCTGTAGCTGACGGGTTGATTTACAAGAAGTTTGCAGACAACCCTCAAAATTACTTCATTAAGTCTACTGAGGTTCCTAAGTTAAGACAGGTAAGCATTGGTGTTGACTTTGGTCAAGGTGTTAAGTCTTATACTGCTTTTGTTGCTGTAGGAATCTCTTATGATAATGATGTATATATATTATCAAGCAAGAAGTTCGCTGGAGAGATAACTGAAGATATCATTGGTGATAGATATGTCAAATTTCTTCAGAAAGTTGAAGCGATATATGGAGTGAGAGTAAGTTACACATATGGAGACTCCGCTAGAACTATGGCGATAACATCATTAAAGAATTCATTAGCTAAAGCAAGCTTAAGCAGGCTAGTGTGGCCAAGTAAGAAGCTTAGGATAAGTGAGAGAATTGATGGTGTAAGTGTTTTAATAAATCAAGGGAGATTATTCTACACTGAGTTAGCAGAGGAGGCTAAGGAGGCTTTAGAGACTTCTGTTTGGGATAGTAGAGAGGGCAAGGAGGATGAACGTTTAGATGTAGACACAGATGTTATTGACGCGTTTGAATATGGGTTAGAAAGAGATTTACCAACATTATTAAGCTTGAAAATTTAAAAGCAAGGAGGATATATAATATGTGGAATTCCTTTAAAAATTATTTAATTAGGAGGTTAATAGACGTGAATGTAAATGAATTAGATTTTAGTGAGTATGACAACAGTGCAGACGTAGAACATTGGATTAGTATATACGAGAATAAACCACCATGGGAAGAGTGGAATGACCATGGGCACCAAGTAGTCTTTGGTAGAAACCTAGGTGCAGCTATTGTTTCTGAGCTAGCAAGAAAAGTTACAGTGGAGATGAAGAGTGAGATTATTGGAGGTGAGCGTGGAGATTACTTAAATAAGCAGTACCAACCATTAGTAGAAAGAACAAGAAGAATTGTCGAGCAACTGCTTGTCCAAGGTGGAGGCATATTAAAACCATTTGTCTCTAATGGAAGAATTGGAATTCAGTATATGAGACCAGGTAGTTTTATTCCATTAAGATTCAATGACTTTGACGAGCTAGTTAGCGTAGCATTCCTTGATAAGGTGAAGAAAGGTGATTACGTATATACTAAGGTGGAGACTCATGATTTATCTGAGGATGGAGTTTACACAATCACTAATAAGTTATATCTAGGTAAAGGAACAAATGGAAAGATCGGTCAAGAAAGACCATTATCAGAAGTTGATAAATGGGCACATCTCGAACCTGAGTTTGTTTTAGAGGATATTGAACAACCATTCTATGTTTACATTAGGACTCCATTCTCTAATAATAAAGATATTGATTCAAAATTAGGGGTTAGCGTGTTCTCTAAGATTGAAGGTTTAATTAAGGATTATGACATACTATACAGTGAAATGATTAGAGAGTATAGACTTGCTGGCTTAGAAATCTTTGCTGGCCTGACTTTAATAAATGGTATAGACCAGGTGGAGACTAGTGGTAAAAAGATGCCTGGAGTGGGGAGACTTGGGTTCAAGGAGTCTGAGTTGTATAGGGTGACTAATTCAATTCCTGGCGAACATGGAGACAACAATGGGTTGAAGGAATTTAATCCATCAATTAGAGATGAAAGCTACAGAAGAGGTTTAAGTGATATCTTGAGAAGAATTGAGTTTAATTCAGGGTTGGGTTATGGAGTGTTATCTGATGTCAACTTTGCAGCCAAGACAGCAACAGAAGTAGTAATGGGCAGTGAGAGAACTTATAGCACAGTGGCAGATATTCAGAAGCAAGTTATTAAAGCATATAGAGACATAGTTAAAATAATGGATAAAGTTGCAGATTTAGATAAGTTAGCTCCCAAAGGCAATGGTGTTCTAAAAGTTACCTTTGACTTTGACGATGGAATAGTTCCAGAGAAAATAGAGGGAACTAGAACGGTTATTGAAATATCTAATGAGTGATTTTCAATGTAGTGAAAAATTTTAAAGAATTATGTGTAATATATAATGAGTGTAATAAAGTCATTAGCGACGACTTAAAAAGCTTAAATTACATTTTAGGAGGAGTTACAATGAAGAAAGAAGATTTAGTAGCATTAGGATTAGATGACACACAAATCAAAGAGGTTTTCAAGATGAGAGGAATTGAGATCGAGAAGACCAAACAAACTATTGCTGACTTAGAAAACGAGAAAGCTGAGGTTGAGCGAAAGCTTGCTGAGGCAACTGAGAACACTATTTCAGCAGAAGATTTTGAAGCTATTAAGAATGAGAAACTTAAATTAGAGCAGAAGATTACTGAGATGACTCAAGCTCACCAATCTGAAATAAACGAAATCAATTTTAATGTTGCGCTTGAGAAAGAATTAACTAAGGCTGGCGCTAAAGATCTTAAATTAGTAAAGACTGTAATAGATACAGAAAAGATTAAATTTGAAGATGGTAAGATTGAAGGGCTAACTGAGCAACTAGAGTCGGCTAAAGAGAACTATGATTATCTATTCAGTAAGGAAAGCAAAGGGTTGTCTAATGTAACTACTAAACATAGTGGTGGAGGTAACGAGATTACTATAGAAGACTTCAAGAATATGACTTACACTGAAAAAAATGAGTTATATAATAAGAATCCAAGTCTTTATAAAAAATTAACACAATAATAGAAAAATAAGGAGATGATTTAAATGGCAATTACAAAAGTAATGGATTTAATTAACCCAGAGGTTCTTGCTGATATAATTTCAGCATCATTGGAGAGTGGAATTAAGTTTGCTCCGCACGCTAAGGTTGATACAACTTTAGTTGGTGAAGCAGGAGATACAATCACTAGACCTAAATATGCGTATATTGGTGCAGCTAAGGATTTAGAGGAAGGTGTAGCAATTGACCCTAGCTTAATGAGCATGACTACTACTAAGGTTACTATCAAGGAAGTTGGTAACGCTGTTGCACCAACAAGCAAGGCAATTTTAACTAACGTTGATGGAACATTAAGTGAGGCTGCAAACCAATTAGCATTATCAGTTTCAGATAAGATTGAGATTGATTATGTTGAAGCATTAGATGAAGCAATTCTAGGTTACAGTGGGGAACCAACATCAATAAGTAATATTATTGATGCACTTTCAGTCTTCAATGACGAAGATGACGAAGATTATATCCTATTTATTAACCCATCAGATTACACAGAGTTGAGAAAAGAGGCAATCGATGGAAACACATTCCTTACTAGAGAGCAGCTTGCTGATCTATTAGGATTGAAGGATATTGTAAGAACTAAGCGTGTTGAAGCTGGCACAGCATATATTCAAAAGGATGGAGCTGTAGAGATCGTTTACAAGAAGACTCCTGAAATCAACACAGGTTATGATGAGTTGAAAAGAGTGGTTAACATTGTTATTGACACATTATATGCAGTTAACTTATACAATGACCAAGGTGTAGTTAAGATTGTAGAAGGTTTTGAAGCACCTGAAGATGACGAAAATGGTGAAGGAAATGGTGAAGGAATAACACCTGAAGGCTAATTGCTGATAATTTAGATATGGGAGGATGATGAAATGGCTAAATATATAGTAAAGCAAGACTTTAGAGATACCCATACTAAAGAAATCTACAGGGCTGGCCAAGAAATCGAGATGACTGTAAAGAGAGCTAATGAAGCTATTAAAAACTTAAAAAAGTATGATGGGGATTTCTTAGAGAGAATCGATAATAAAGATAAGTAATTATGGGGAACATTTATTTACGCTCCCCATAATTCTAAGGAGTTGAGAGTATGGTTGATTACAATTTTTACAAAGAAGTTTACAATGGAATCAGAGTTGACAATCAGTCTCAGTTTAACAGGCTCGCAAGGAAAGCAAGCAATCTAGTTAATCTTCATACATTCAATCGAGCAAAAAGTGTTGAAGATGAAGAGACTAAAGAGCTTATTAAGTTTACCATATGCGAACTCGTTGATAATTGTGCAGACATTGAAAGTGTGGGAAATGTAACTAGTGAATCTGTAGGAGAACATTCAGTCAGTTACAGAAACGTAAAAGAAATCAACTCAAGCAATTATGAAATTATATATAACAACCTCATATACACAGGTCTTATGTATAGGGGGTTTTAACATGTTCAATGACACTATAACAATATACAATAGATGTTATGACTTTGATAAAGACTTAGATGTTTATCAGAGAACTGTAGTTTACGGAGTTTTCTTCAATAGCCAGGAGGGTTATATAAAGAACTCTACAAATAACACCTCAGATGACAAGGCTAAAATCTTCATACCATTAAATCATTCCTCTGAAAGACAATTCTTAAATGCTTACGAATTTGAGAATGCTGAAGATAAATCAGCTTACTTTACGCTAGCTCCAGGGGATCTAGTAGTTGAGGGCGAATCACATCTTGAGATTCGATCAGCAAAAGATTTAAAGCATTATTTCACAATGACTACCGTTGACTTTAAAGGCTTCGGAAGCCCTCGAATGAGGCATTGGGTGGTGCTTGCTAAATGATAAGATTAAAGAAATTTATAATTGGTAATGTTGATATGATGTCTAAATCTAGAGGACTTGAAAAAGGTGGAAGAACTCAGAAGTATATTGACCGAAAGGTTCTTGAGTTAAGTGAGAAGTATACACCTAGAGATACTGGTGAGTTAATCAACTCAGCTAGAAGGTCAACTAAGGTTGGTGAAGGTAGCATAGTTTACGACACACCATACGCTCATTCAGTATACCACACAAAAAAGAACTATAAAGGTTCACCAATGAGAGGTGCTTACTGGTTCGATAGAATGAAGGTAGATAATGTTGATAAGATAAGAGATGAGGCAGCTAAGGTGGCAGGAGGTAGAAGTGAAAAATGATTATTGACAAGGTTAGAGATTTTATGAGACAATGTCCCTATCTAAATGGANATAGAAGAGTAAATGTTGACTTCCTGCCTGATAAAGTTTTTGAATATACCATTGACGCTGTACCAACAAACACAACTGTTAAAACATATGCTGATGGAGGCAAGGTTAAGCAATTTACTTTTGTCTTTGCGTCTAAAGAACATTATGGACCTGAAGTTTTAGTGAATATTGAAAACAATGGATTTTATCAAAAAGTGGCAGATTGGATAGAAGATAAGTCTAACAGGTATGAGCTACCAAATCTAAGTGAAGATAAGGAATCAATGTTTATGGAAGTTCTAGATAGTGGTTACCTATTTCATGCTGATGAGAATAGAGCAAGGTATCAAATGCAAATAAGATTAGTATATTATCAAAATTAAAAAATAATTTCCAGGGAGGAATGATAAATATGGAAACACAAAGATTTGTAAGACGTAGTGAAAAGGTCAATTTCATGAAAACGAGTGATGACACTTACAATAGAATGAAATTCTTCACTGCTATGGAAGAGGAGAAAAACCCTCTAGAGTACAGCAGACAATATGTTGACGAATCATTCGAGAGAGTTGATGTTACAGGTATATCATCAGGTGTTTCATTCTCTATGGATGAAAGAACTAATGACCCTGTTCATGATGTAATTGTAGATATCTTTGAAAATGAAAAATTAGGTTCAGATGCTACAGTTACTATTTTATCAGTAAATTTCACAAAAAAAGTTCCTGTTGAAGAAGGAGATTCAGGTGTAGCGTACAAAGCAAAAGAGAGAGTGTTTAGTTTAATTCCTGAGTCCGAAGGTGGAGAATCAGAAGTTTACACATACTCGGGCACACTTCGCGCACAAGGGACAACTAAGCAGGGGATTGCTGTGTTTGCTGAGGATGCCCCAACTGACCAATTAGAAGAATGTACATTTTTACCATTATAATATAATAAATAGGAGGACTATATAATATGAGTAACGTAAGAGTGTTTAATTTTAAAGAGAAAGATTATCTGACATTAGAATTGAATGGAGTAAAGTTCGAGGTAGACACAGCTGACCAGGTCTTCATAGAAAACCTTAAAGCATTCGGACTTAAACTAAAAAATATGAGTTCTAATGAAGCTTATGGCGAAGATGTTAACTTAGAGAACATTGATTTAGAAAAGTTGGCAAAATTCAACAATGGAGCTATTGAGCTATTTGTCGAAGGTATAGATAACTTATTAGGAGACGGAGCAACTAAAGAAATCTTTGGTGAGCGCGAAGTCAACTTTGAAGACATAGCTGAGTTAGGATTCTTCATAATCTCAGAAATAAATGATTATTCAGAAAAGAAAATAGCTGATAGACATAAGGAGTTATTAGAAAAATATAGCCCTCGCAGAATAAGGAAATAATAAAATGAATATTCTAGTTGATAAAAACCCCACCAGTGTCGTTATAGGTGGGGTTGAACATACTATCAATTGTGACCATAGAACATCAATATTGTTTGAAATGGCTGTTAAAGATCCAGAGTTAAGTGAAATTGATAAATTGTTTGTTGCACTCAATCTTTACTATGATGACATACCAGGCAATATTGAGGAAGCGTGGAACGCTATTTTATGGTTTTATACTCTTGGAGAATTAGATGGCAAAGTTGACAAGGGCGAGGGTGGCTCAAATATTAACAATAATCCACCAAAACTAAAGGAGGAGGTATATTCATTCGAACATGACGGTGATTATATCTTCTCCTCTTTTTTACACGCTTACAAGATCGACTTAGCTAATGAAGATTTACATTGGTGGACTTTTATGAAGCTGTTTAACACTCTTCCAGAGGATACAATAATGAAAAAGATAATAGAAATAAGAAGTACTAAAATTACATCGAGTATGTCTAAAGAAGAGAAAGCTAATTGGAGAAAACTTAAAAGAATGTACAGATTGCCAGTTAGCAAATCACTCAATGTTGACAATGGTGAACAATTTGGGGATGCTATAAGTAATCTGTTTTAATGGGAGGTGAGAACAAAATATGGATGGAAAACTAATATTTTCAACGGCTATTGATACATCAGGATTTAAGAAAGGTGTATCTTTGATGAGAACTACAGGAACAAAAGCTCTTAAAACTGTAACAACTGCTACTGCAGCAACAGGGGCGGCTATTGGAGCTATGGGGGCATATGCAACCACAGCAAGCATAGAGTTTGAGAGTGCTTTTGCTGGGGTTAGAAAAACAGTAGAAGCAACTGAAGAAGAGTTCATGCAGTTAGAAAAAGGCATAAGAGAAATGTCTAAGGTTATGCCACAGAGTGCTAGTGAGATAGCTGGGGTTGCTGAGGCAGCTGGACAGCTAGGAATTGAAACTGCTAACATTCTGGGATTTACTAAGAGCATGGTTATGTTAGGTGACGCTACAAATATGACATCTGATGAAGCTGCTACTGCTTTAGCTCGCTTGGCTAACATTACTGGCATGAGTCAACTAGACTTTGATAAACTTGGGTCCTCAATAGTTGAACTAGGTAACAACTTAGCAACTACTGAGAAAGAAATAGTTGATATGTCCTTAAGGTTAGCTGGTACAGCCTCACAAGTTGGGATGACTGAAGCCCAAATATTAGCATTAGCAGGAGCGATGAGTTCTGTAGGTATACAAGCGCAAGCTGGTGGAGGCTCCATGTCTCGAGTAATGCAGAAAATTAACACAGAAGTGTTATCTCTTGGCGACAACTTAGATGGGTTCGCTAAGATATCTGGGATGACCTCAGAGGACTTTGTAAAGCAATGGTCTAAAGATCCATCGAAAGCAATTAGTAATTTCGTTAAAGGGTTAGATAAGATAAATAAAGGTGGAGGAGACGTTGCTTCAACTCTTAAATCATTAGGCATAAGTTCTACACAAGAGATTGACACACTATTGAGGTTATCTGGAGCAAGTGATGTTCTTGTGGATTCATTAAGAATGTCAAATCAAGCGTGGAAAGACAACACTGCATTAGTAGATGAGGCAAATCGAAGATATGAAACAACCGAATCAAAGATAGCAATGTTGAAAAATAGATTCAAAGATTTAACTATATCAATTGGTGATGAGTTGAAGGGTGCCCTATTAGGCAGTATGGATATTGTAGTAGGATATACTGAGCAGATATCAAATGCTTTATCAAAAGGTGGTATCGCAGAGGCTATTAGAGTTTTAGGTGGAATATTTGCTGACGCGTTCACTAGGCTTGCTAATGAAGCTCCAAAAATGTTGAATATTGTAGTCGGTATGATTGATTCACTAATTAGTGGAATAGAGAGCAATAAGGCCAAAATATCTAAATCAATGTCTCTATTAGTAACAACATTTATTGGAGCAATATTGAAAATTATTCCAAATGTAGTGTCGATAGGTGTAGATATAATGACTGCTATAATAGATGGGATATCAAGAGAATCTGGAAAGTTAACTCAGTTAGCTTCAGATGCCATGAAAACTATTATAAATAGTATAATGAAAAACTTACCTATATTGATTTCTGCTGGAGTAACAATTATACAAAATATCATAAAGGGATTAGTAAGTGCTATACCAATGATAGCTTCAGCAATCTCAAGTGTGCTGAGTGCACTTTTATCAGCATTGATTAAATTGACACCACAACTAATAACATTAGGAACAATAATTATAAGAGAGATACTGTCAGGAATTAGCAAGGCGTTGCCATTATTAGCTAACGCTGCCTTAATAATTATACCACAATTACTAAACGCAATAGTTTCAATGTTACCACAATTAGTAGATGTAGGTGTTCAGATAATTGCCACAATTGTAAACACTATTGTGCAACTGGCACCACAAATATTGGCAGCTGGACAATCTATAATAATGAGTTTAATAGATGGAATTACTAGATTAATGCCAACATTGATTAACGCAATAGCTATACTAGTGCCTATGATTATTCAAACTATAGTAAGTATGGCACCTGCTATTATAAGTGCAGTCTTTGATATAGGAATGCAGTTATTGGATACAATAATAAAGCTAATGCCAGCAATAATATCAGCAATTATGGAAGTAATAACAATGGTTATTCAGACACTAGCAAAAGAAGCACCCAGAATAATTGGTGCTATATTAGACATGATGATGATAATAGTCAGTACTATGTATAAATATCTGCCTACCATATTAGAGGCAGTCGTTTCAATAATCACATCATTAGTAAAAGTAATAGCAGAAAGGGCTCCTGAGATAAGTAATGTTATTATTGATGTACTGATATTGCTAATAAAAGCTATTGGAGAGTTCTTGCCTGAATTAGTCTTAGCAGGGATGAATATTATAATGAGTTTAATATCAGGCATAGTAGAAAATGTTGACCAGATAACTGCAGTAATAGTTGATACAATGATGGAAATAGTAAATATTATACTTGAAAACCTACCTATGTTATTAGAGATGGGTATACAAATAATTCTAGCATTGATTGATGGAATAGTTGAAATCCTACCAGAATTGATAGATACTATAGTGGACACTGTTATTCAGCTAGCTGATGTCATCATAGATAACTTGGATTTAATTGTAGATGCTGGGATATCATTACTAATGGCACTAATTGAAGGGATAATAGATCAACTACCTACCCTAATTAAAGAAGTCCCTAGAATAATAAACACTTTTGTTGATACTTTGCTTGGAAATTTTGACAAGATAATAAAGGCGGGATTTGATATAATTCTTGCATTGATAGAAGGATTAATAAAGGCTATTCCTGAAATAATTAAGAATTTGCCACAAATAATCAAGGCTATATTAAATGTTCTCATGCTTTACAATTGGGTTAATGCCGCTAAAGGAATAGGGAAAGACATAATTAAAGGTATAATAAATGGATTTA